AATAACACGGTGTCATTAGGTCTAATACCATGAGCGGTAGCTGTAAATCCAGACGTGTTGTCTATATCCTGTGTGATAGTAAGTCTACCTCCAGTTTGAGCACCTCCATCAAGATCAGCAATAGTTGCTTTGTATGAAAGGTGTAACCTACCTTGTTCAGACCAAATAACTTGGTCAGACATCATAGGTTCTTCTGCTCCAACAGATGCTAAAAATCCAGAAATAGTTCTCGGTCCGAAAACTTCAGATTCTTGCTCCATTAAATCAGGTAAATATTGTTGCGCCCAACCAGCTGTGGCTGTCGCAGTAAAGTCAAGATAGTTTGTTGATAGTGTTTGCTTCTGGTGAGAAGGAACACTGTTTAAACTACCTCCTTGTGTTAATGCCATAATTTTTTATTTTAATTGTTTAATTTATTTTTAATTTGAAACTTGTATTTCGAAGGATTCACATCAAGCGCTTTGTACCTTGTACCTCCAGTAGTAACCTCGCCATGAGATTGTCTAGGTGCCATATCTATATTTTTAGATTTAACAACGCTTTCTTTCATGGCATCTGCCCTACCTTGTTCGTAAAAGTGGTTAGCAACCGTATCAGGATTCATAGCTGTAAACAACGACTTATGGTAACCTCTAGCATCGTTCATCTGTCCAGTCTTTCCAATAAACTTATTGAAAAAATTGTTAACATCAGTTTGTGTTTCTTTTACCTTTACAGTGTCTTTTACATTAAATCTAAACTTCTTTTCTCCAACTTCATATTCAAAACCTTTGAATTTATCGTTAAAAACTTGATTTGTTTTACTTGTAAAATCTTCTTGTTGTTGTTTTGCTTGCTCTTCCTGGTTTTGTGATTCTTCTTGGTATCTATTGAAAAACTCTAAAGCCTCTTGTTGTTGAGGTGTTAACCTACTGCCTGCTTTGATTTCTCTATAGTAATTAGACTTTAAGCCGTCTAAGTGCTGTCTAGCGTCGGCAACTTGCTCTTTAAACGCTAGTTTCTTTCTTTTAATATCTCTCTCCTCATCTATCTCTTCATCGTAACTAAAGTTATCTTCCATAAGAAAGTTCACTTCGTCGCTTGATAAATGTGGTTTTGTTTGAACTAAATAATCTCTAAGTAAATCTTTGTCATCTACTTCACTGTAATCTCTATTTAAAGCAACGTAATCCTGTATATCCCCACCTGTCTCTTTCATAAAGGACAATAATCCCTCTACACCTTCGGGAAGTTCAATACCAGCTTGCTCTGGCTGTTTTGTAGTTTGTTCAATGACCTCCGTTGTTTCTTGCGTTTGTTCTACTTCTTCGTCTGTAACTTCTTCTAATACCGGGGCTTCTTCTTTTAGTTCTTCTACCTCTGTATTTTCTACTTCTTTTACTGGTGGAGGAGCACTTAAATCTATTTTGTGAACTGTTTCTTCAACCTCTTTTGCTTTTAAATTTACTTTAGTTACGTTTTCTTCTTTTTTAACGTCAACTTTTTCTTGAACAACCTCTTCGGTTGTTTCTACTTTTTTCTTTTTTGCCATAATAAAATATTATATAATTAATAAAATTTGTTTCTACCTAGGGTTGAATACGTTTAAATTCATAGAACCATTTAGTATATCATTACCACCTGACTCAAAGTTTTTAGGTGGTTTATCGTTTTTTCTTTGGTCAATCAACTCGCTTTGTTGAGTTGCTTGTATTTTTGTTCTTTTGTCTTTACGATCTTCTTTTTGTCCTTCTCTTTCTACTATTGTTTTTAAATCCATTTGCCTCAACTGCATATTGTACTGGAATTCTTGAGCCATTAGACCTCTTTTAATCTCTGCTTCTTGTAGCATTTTTTGTGCGTCTACTTGTCCCTTCATTTGCTCTAAATAAGCTTGGTTTTGAGCTACCATTTGACTTTTCTGCACCTCTAGTTCTGCGGACGCCTGTTGCAACTGCATGTTTTGCTGCGCTTGTTGCTGCATCATCATTTGTTGTTGTTGTTGGTCTCTTTCTTGCTTTTTCTTTCTTCTTATTTTTAATACTTGGTTTGCTAGTTTGACGTTTTTAATATCTCTAAGATCTATAGCGTCTTCTAAATCAATAGACTGTTGTGCTAAGGCTTGTTGAATATTATTTTCTAACAACATCTTTTCTTCTTCGTCTGGCATTAAATCTATAAATATACCAAAGTCGTATAAATGCAAACTCTTTATTTCGTTTAAAGTAGCAACGTTGTGAGCTCCTATAGCTTGAATAAAAGCATCTGCCGTTGGAGAGTATTCTAATACGTCAGATATTCTAAGAGACAAACATTCCGCAACTTCTTTAGTTAAGTGTATTCCGGATTGTAAAATATGTCTAGTCGCGGTATTAGAGTTTGCTGCCGCTAATTTTTGCACTCCTACCAAAGCGTTTTTGTCTGGTGTAGTACCATCTGAAGCCTCGTTCAATCCAGTTACATCTCTTATCATTTGTACGTAATAATTGTACGTGCCAATTAAAGCTTGCATTTTAGCGCCGCCGCTTCCTGATTGTATTTCTTGAATAGGCACCTTTCCAGGATTCATGTCTCCGTCAGAAGTGAAACTTCTACCTATAATACTACCTGTTTGGAAAAACATGTTTAACGCTTCTTGTGGATTATAATTTGTTCCATTACCTAGGTCAATCTCCGCCAATCCGTCAGCATCAAGATATATTCCATCTGGAACTAATCTTGACATAACTTGTTGAAGTTTTAAGTGAGTTAATTGAATCATATCAGCAAAACCAGTTATTTTACTAACTAGCGAATCTATTCTACCTTGATACATTCTAGGCGCTACAATAGCATAATTCATTTTAACTTTAGAAAAATCACTTTTAGGACGCATCATGTTTTTAGACATTTCCCATTTAAGTAATTTGTTTGTGCCTAAAACTAAAACACCTTCGTATAAAGTTTCTACATTACGTTGAATTTTTTCATACTGCCCCTCTTTGTTTTCAGGAGGATTAAACGTGTCATCTTTTGCTATAGCCTTATCACCACCACTAGAAGTTTGTTTAACCTTATAAACTTCCGCCATGTATGTTTTATAATTAAAGTATAGTACTTGTACTTTATTTTTATCGATTGAATTTTTAGCGTTATTGTATTTGGTTTTTAACGTCCTATCCTTTAATATATCTTTTAATTCTTCCTCATCTAAATGTGGAAACTTTTTTGCTAGTTCGTTTATAGGAATTGATTTTACTTCTCCAACGTAATATATATCGTCAAAATAAGGTGATTCCGTGTAAGAATAAACTAAGTTAGCAGGATCTACATAGTCAACCACAACTCCCTCAGCGTTATTAAAACCAGTTTTTACAGCACCTATACCTAACACCGCTAAATCGTAATAAAATTGTTTTTTAATTAACTCGTAGTTGCTTCCCTCCATCAAAACGTTTATAGCTTGTTCTTCAGCTATTTCAATTTCTTGCTTGTATGTTAACTGCATGTGAAGATCTAACTCTTCTTCTGACTCCGGAAGTATTTCTGGATCATTTTCAAACATTTCTATACCAAAATTTTCAGCGACGTATTCGCTTAACTCTTTAGTACGCATGTCCGCTAAAATAGATTCCATGTATTCAGTTCTTTTAGCTACTCCATAAGGATCTTGAGATTTAACCTTTACGTCCCAAGTTCTTTCTGCGATACCATTAACTACTATATCTACAAATTTAGATATTATCGGTACTGGTTTCCAGTCTAAATTAAGATAAGACAAATCACCGTTTATAGATAACTCGTCTTTATATTTTTGTACTGGTTGTTCTCCTCTAGCGTATAATCTTAACTCGTGAAATCTACCTTTATTGATAGCGTACCTATCACTTCCACGATCTTGTTCGAACCATTCCGATTCAATGGCTTTTGCAACCTTTAGACCATAGTCATAACTCAGCTTCTCAACATCACTTACAACTTGACTAGGAAAATAATCTTTTATAACAGACTCTGCCATATTTAATTTTTAATTATTTTAGATGTATTACCGGTGTTACTATACTTAGCAATACTTATGTTTAATTTTGGTTTTTCTATTTTTGCGTTTGGCGCGTACAGATGTCTATTACAAGCCATTATAGCTAGTCCAGAGCTTATTGTTGCGTCAAATTTAGTTCTTTTTGTTATATCAAATCTACTCCAATCATTTAAAGTTTGGTTAAAATACATATCCCCGTAGTTTCCGTTTCCTAAATGCCCTATGTGTTTTTGTATATACATTTCTATTGCTGCCGCGTGAGATTGTTTAATGTCTTC